TGAGATACGGAATCCTTGACGACGAGGGCAACGTAGTACGGTGGGTCTGGCATCCACCGCCATACCCGCACGTGGTTGAGAAAATCAAACGCCAACGTAGACCAAAGTTGGATCTGTCCAACGTACCAGAGGCTTTATTTTAGATGAAACGAACAATGGTTAACTTGAAGTGGGACACGCTAAAAGAAGAAGGCGTGGTGGTTACCAAACCAGAATTTGATGATGCGTATCGAATACTGCAATTAGATGTATTGCAAGATTGGATACATGATTTACAAAAGCTTTACGACAGCATCCATCAAGAGGAATACCCAAGTGACACACCCAATACTTGACTACCTAAAAGAGCACGGCGAGTTGCCGGCAACAAAAATCTTTTTGCCCAAAATGACTCTGGGCGCAACTAAAAATGCGCTGCGACGGTTCTACCTTGAGGGCCTACTGCTGCGCAGAGAAATTATCGTGGACGGCTGCGTAGCAAAAACATGCATGGCGTACAGCCTGTCCGACAGCACAACAAAACCCATAAAAGCGGGGCAAGATGAACGCGAAAAACGCCGTGAAAGAATAAAAATGTTTGCGCTCAAGAACGAACCGGACTACGCATTTCAACTACGCAACTTACCGAGGAACCGCACCATGAAAGTAAAAGATCTAATCGCACTGCTCTCAACCATGCCGCAAGAAGTATATGTGGCCGGAACTGATGATGAGTTTGGAACATTTGAGTTTAGTAACGTGTACTTCAATGATGTTCTGGATTACGGAACGGTGCTCATCCAAATGCGCGGTCCAGAAACGCTAGAACAAGAATACGAAAACGCATGTGCAAAGGACGACTAAACGTGAAAATCGATCTGCTACTGAACTGGCTGGCTTTCCTTGCGGTGCTATACGTAGCCTGCCTGTGTGTCTACGCAATTGTTGTTTTTAACTGACAGGAGACGTTAAATGCTGGTCAACGGACAGTTTGTCAAAGACTGGGACAAATCCCAGATGTGTACCGGGTACTATCGTAAGCAGCAACCCAAGTGGATTTCGTGGGACATGGAGCGCTTGCAAGACTCGCTCCTTTGGGGTAAGCGCCTGCGCCCTACCCTGCTAGATCGCATCAAATACATAGGCTTTACCCGCTAACATGCAGATCATTGAAAACAAAGCGCTTCTTTTCAGGACGCGCAACCCCGACAAGTACTCGATCATCCCCAAGCACAAGGTCTTGGAAGCGGATGAGGATGGCATTCATGAAGTGGCCGTCTACTGGGGGCTGGACGAGGCGAGGGTGTTACAGAACCTTGGGGTGAAGAATGTACCCTCACCCATCACCGGGCGCTACGCATGGCCCGGTCGCTACAAACCCATGCAGCACCAAGTAGACACGGCTGCATTCCTGACGATGCACAGACGGGCGTTTTGTTTCAATGATCCCGGCACAGGCAAGACGATGTCCGCGTTGTGGGCTGCGGACTACCTGATTGAGAAGGGCTACGTGCGCCGGGTGTTGGTGCTGTGCCCGCTCTCGATTATGCAGTCGGCGTGGATGCAGGACTTGAACAACGCCGTCATGCACAGGAGCGCCATCGTTGCGCATCACGCACAGTCTTCGCGCCGGATCGAGATGATTCAGCAGGACTATGAGTTCGTGATCACCAACTACGACGGGCTGGCACTGGTAGCCCCGGAGATCAACCGCGATGGGCGGTTTGACCTGATCATTGTGGATGAAGCCAACGCCTACAAGAACGCGACGACCAATCGTTGGAAGGCGCTGGCCTCGATCTTAAAGCCCGAGACGTACCTATGGATGATGACGGGCACACCTGCTTCGCAGTCACCCGTGGACGCCTACGGCTTAGCCAAACTGGTCAACCCCAACGGCATACCCAAGTACATCTCGGCGTGGCGTGACCAGACGATGCACAAAATCACGCAATTTAAGTGGGTGCCCAAACCCAACGCTGCCGAGCTAGTGTTTGATGCGCTGCAACCTGCGATTAGATTTACCAAAGGCCAGTGTCTGGATCTGCCGCCCGTGATCACGGTCACCCGCGATGTACCAATGACGCCACAGCAAAGCAAGTACTACCGCCTACTTAAAGAGCAGATGATGGTCAAGGCTGCTGGGGAGACGATCAGCGCAGTCAATGCAGGCGTAGCCGTGAGCAAGCTGCTTCAGATTAGTTGTGGCGCCGCGTACACAGACGACAGAGAAGTAGTTGAGTTTGACGCCAGCCCGCGACTGTCTGTGCTGGAAGAAGTCTTGCAAGAGACCAAACGCAAGGTACTGATCTTTGCCATGTTCCGCTCTAGCATCGACGCGGTGTCCACGTACTTAAACAAAAAGGGCTACCCCACCGAGCAGATCCAAGGCGATGTCAGCCCAGCCAAACGTACCCGAATCATCCACGACTTCCAGACCACGGACAACGTACGGGTGTTGGTGCTACAGCCTGCGGCTGCGGCGCATGGGTTAACGCTGACGGCTGCGGACACGGTGATCTTCTATGGCCCGCTGATGTCGGTTGAGATGTACACGCAGTGTATCGCCCGCGCTGATCGTAAGGGGCAGGACTCAGACAAGGTGACAGTTGTGCATCTTCAGAGCAGCCACATCGAGCGCGAGATGTTCAAGGCGATGAACAGCAAAGTAAGCGAGCACGCGCTGCTGGTGAACATGTTCAATGAGGAGATCAAAAGCTGAACAAACCACTTGCAATGTCAAACGGATCGTGTAGAATGTCAAACACTAGACAAACTTAGGGGCATGAAATGAACGAAGACACCATTCAGATGGACAAACTTGTCCGCGTTTATCGTAAGATGTCAACCCGCATTCAGGAGTTGACCGCAGAGTACGAGAACACCGTTGAGCCAATCAAGGCGCAGCAAGAGCAGATTAAACTGGCGATCAAGGATCAAATGCTGGCGCTAGGGCTGGCGTCCGTTCGCACGGTAGAAGGTACAGTGGTGATGTCCCAAAAGACGCGCTACTCTACGCAGGACTGGGACTCATTCAAGAAGTTCGTGATTCAACACGAAGCTGTGGATCTGTTGGAGCGCCGTGTTGCGCAGACCAACATGGCCACTTTTCTAGAAGAGAACCCCGGTCTTGTTCCCCCCGGTCTGAACTCCATGTCGGAGTACAGTATCACTGTCAAAAAGCCAACCACTAAGTAAGGCGATTCCACTATGTCCAACGTAGCTATTTTTAATCCCGCGCAAGTACCTGCTCATGTTCGTGCGCGGACAGAACTTTCGTCAATGGCCAAAGCCCTCGGTGGCGGCGGCGGTAGCGGAGGTAAGCGAATCAGTATTGCAGGCGGCGTGTTCCGTCTGTACCACGGCGGCAAAGAGATTGCGGCTATCGAGGAACGCCACCTCGACGTTGTGATTATCAATGCTGCTCCGCACATTGGCCGGGTTTGGTACGCTAAGTCCTACGATGGTGAAGCAACTTCGCCTGACTGCTGGTCTGCTGACGGCACAACGCCTAGCAATGAATCAAGCAACAAGCAGTCGGAAGCTTGCGCAACTTGCCCCAAGAATATTGCTGGGTCTGGCCAAGGTAACTCGCGTGCTTGCCGCTATCAACAGCGCTTGGCTGTTGTGCTACCGAACGATATCGGCGGGGATGTTCTGGCGCTTCAAGTACCGGCCACTTCGATCTGGGACAAAGACGCTAAAGGCGACGACCGTCCGTTGCAGGCATATGCCCGCTTTTTGGGTGCGCAGAAGATCGAGCCAAGTGATGTGGTCACGCGCGTCAAGTTCGACACGAAGAGCCAGTCGCCCAAGATGTTCTTCAAGGCAGTTGAGTGGGTTGACGGAAGTGACCTGCCAACCATCGAGATGCAGAGCAAAACGGATGACGCTATCAAGGCGATCACGATGTCGTTCTCTAAGAACGAAACTGCTGCTCCAGCACCACTGGCACTCGGCGCGCGCCCTGACCGCAAGGTAGAAGCTAAGTCGGAAGCCAAGTCTGCGAAGCTTGAAGCGCTCGTTGCGGACGAAGAGCAGGCTGAAGAGCCGGTTGTTCGCAAGGAAGATAAGAAGGCTAGCGCGGTGCCGGCCAAGAAGAGTAGTCTAATGGCTATGGTTGACGACTGGGAATAAACCTTTAGAGGGGTTGGGGGCTTCGTGCCCCCGCTAAATATGTCTTACACACAGAAAACAATTGACACCGTTGCTGAAGCGCCCAAGACACTTGGCAACCAGCTTGGGCGCTGGGCGGTCTATCGTGACTTCCCAGTACTGCGCATAGCCAAGATCACGGGTGCTACGCGCCAGTCTGTATACAACTGGTTTTCCGGCAAAGAAATCTTTCCGGCCTATCGGCCCATTATCGAGGCATTAATTCAAATTTTGCGGGCCAATCCTGACCCCGAGATTGCATACCAAGAAGCATGCAAGAAGTTCAATATCAACCCGTAACTTGGGGCGTTCATGGTGCCGTTGCGTTTTTTGACGCAGGTTCTGCCGCCTCCCGGCAACGGGTATTACTGCGCTGCGGAACTATCGCGTAAGAAAGAGCATGTCTTTGGTGAGAACATCGAGGACCTGCAAGCCAAGATTGATGAATGGAACGAAAGGAAATATGACGTTTATTTTGCGCTAGCCACATTTAAGGAAAGCCGTAGCCGGGAAGCAGTCAATGCGCAGACCATCAAGTCTTTCTTCATTGACATGGATGGGTACGAAACCAAGAAGGCAGCGGCGCTAGCGCTCAACGGGTTCCTTGAAACAACCGGCCTCTCCCAATTTGGGATACCTTGGATTGTCAGTTCAGGCGGCGGCATCCACGCTTACTGGCCGTTCACCGAGACAGTTAATGTAGACATTTGGAAACCTGCTGCTGAGAACTTTAAACGCCTTTGCAAGCAGGAAGGTTTACGCATAGACTGGACGGTTCCCGCAGACGCTGCCCGAGTACTCCGTGTTCCGGGGACATGGAACCACAAGAAAAAATACCCAGAGCCGCGCGAGTGCAAGATCTTGGCGGAAGGGGATACGTTTGTCTTTGAGGATTTCGTTGGTCAGATCCTGTCGAAGCTTGTCGCGCGCGCCCCTGCGGCTACGCCAATGGCTCCGCTTAATCTGCCGGGTACACGCCCAACCAAGTCCGCCACACAACTAAAGCTTGTGGCCAACAGCGCAACTATATTCCGTCTGGTTGAAGAGAAGTCTGGCTGTGGGCAGATCAAGTACTACCGTGAGCATGCTACGCAGGACGGCATGGAGCCAATCTGGCGTGGGCTTTTATCATGGGCCAAGGTTTGCGCAGATAGCGAAGAGGCTGCGACCGACTTAACCGCGCTGCATCCGTACACTAGCGAGCGCATGTCCATAAAACTTGCGGAGATTAAGGGGCCTTATCCCTGCACCAAGATGGACAGCGAGAACCCCGGCGTGTGCACATCGTGTGTACATTGGGGGAAGATCACCAACCCGCTCAAGTTTGGGCGGGAAATACAGACGGACAACACCGAGAAAGAAATCACGTTCGGCCCGGTCGATGAAGATGCTGAAGAGACGCTCTTCGGGATAGATGCCGAAGACGATGATGACGAGGACTTGAACAGACCGGCGCCAATCAAGGTCACTCGCCCTGAACCACCGCACGGGTTTAGTTATGGGATCAATGGTGGCGTGTACTGCCAGAAGGAAGAGAAGGACGAAGAAGGCAAGAAGATGACGGTGCAGAAACAGATCCTGCCGTACGATCTGTTTGTAGTGGACATCCTGAAGTACCAGAACGATCACCTAGTTCACATGGTAGCGGTTCGCCCAGACGGCCCGGTGCTGATCAACATGCCGCAGAAAGCGGCAGTAAGTAAAGATGAGACTGTTAAATGGCTGGCGAACCAGAACATTATTTCTTCGTACGGACAGGGCAGCGACATCAACCTGTTCAACTACGTGCGGGCATGCGTCGAGCAGGCGTCACTCAACAAAAAAGTAATCACCGTCCCATTACGGGCCGGCTGGCAGGACAACGGATCGTTTGTCTACAACGGGCGCATCTTCAACAAGGACGGTTCCGTAGTGACGGTGCCTATGCCGAACTTAGAGAACATCACTCGGATCACGCAAGCCAAGGGCAACTTAGACGATTGGCGCAAGGTCTGGAACCTATTCATCGAGCGCAAGATGCACACGCTCTTAGCCGTTGCGCTGGATTCGTTTGGCTGTCCGCTCATGCACTTCACCGAGTACGAAGGGTTCGTGTGGCACATCGGGGCAAACAAGTCAGGTACAGGTAAGTCGCTAACGCTGAGCGCCAAGGCCGGAGTCTGGGGTCACCCGGTACATTACCGCACAGGCAAAGGTACATCACCCGTAGCTATGCAGAACCGGGCTGGGTTGTTGGGCAGCATGCCGCTGCTAGTCGATGAGATCACAGGCCAGCACCGCAAGGACATGGAGTGGGCACCGCTTTTTATCTTTGATATGTCCGAGGGCAAGGGCAAAGAGCGCATGGAGGCCGGTGCCAACAAGGAACGTGTTAACGATACGACTTGGGAATTAACATGTACGTTAACTTCGAATGAAAACTTAACAGATTACATGGCCGGCGCTCGGAAGTTTAGCTCGAATGGTGAGCTACTGCGCATGCTGGAGTGGACGCCCAACAACAAGCTTCACTGGAACGCTGAAGAGCGCGAGATCCTGAAGCTACTCAAGCGCAACTACGGCGTGGCTGGTGAGGAGTGGGTGCGCTGGATGGTGCAGAACCGCAAAACCATCAAAGACATCATGCCAAAAGTGCATGCGCAGTTGGAAAAAGAATTCAACTTCACTGATGATGAGCGGTACTGGCACGCGGGTTGTACTGAGATTGTGGCCGCAGGCATTATGCTAGGCAAGAACTATGCCAACATCCTTGAAGTGCCGATTAAGGCAGTGATTGAGGCGCTCAAAGAATTAGTGTTCAAGGCACGCGCAAGCATATCAACCAATGTGCGCAGCGCAGACGATGTGTTGAACTCTTTTACTCGCGACAACTACGGCGGCTTTATCGTATTAAAGAAAGCCGAGGGTCGGCTACTTGCCGCATGGGGCGACGGCGACACAGTAGAGAAGTCAATCACTCGGTCCAAGGTGCTGGGTCGCGTGGAGCACGGGCTGATCCGTCCGGGCTTTATTGATTACTTCATCGAGGAGAACTTACTGCGGCAGCACTGCGTGAGCATGAGCTTTGCATACCACGATTTCAAAACAGAGTTAGCGCAGACTCACTCGATTACATACGTCAAGAAAGACATGCTGGCCAAGACGGGCGGGCCGTCCATGCGGGTGAACGCACTACACATACGCCGCAAGAAAGCAGATGCAGAAGAAGATCCGATACCCTTGGAAGAAGACTAGCGTTGGGAGTGGGTTCTTTGTGCCCACGCTCAACCCAGAAAAAACAATAGAGGAGGGGCTACGGGCTGCGGTGCGCTACCGCATTCGGCCCATAGCTACCTACGGGATCAAGGACGGCCTTATCGGAGTGTGGTTCTTTCGGCGTTTTTAAGGAAGTTACGCGACAGCGCAAGCTGCGAGATGTACAGATTCTCTAGCGCCGCATCCTTTTGTTCCGTGGTCATCTGTGGTGAGGACTTGATTATGCGCGCCTGCTTGGCCATCTCACCCAGAGTCTTCTTCATGTAGCCGGCCATGCTCGATGCGGCCAAGACCGAAGCATTTTCGTTGGCAAATCTAGCGGCTTCCTCGGGTTTGCCGTCCTGAATAAGTTTGTTGTACGCGCCCTTGTACTGTTGGATCTCTTCAATGAGATTGTACGTAGCATCGAGCGCGCCGCGTCCCTCGGTCGTTTGAAAGAGCGACCCAATAAGTGGGACTTCTGAAAGCTTCATAGTTGGCTGCTGTACGTTCGCAGCTTCGGGCGCACGCAAGAACACGTTAGCCATCTGGGCAATCGCCATACCCACACCACCAGTGTACCCCCGGATCAAGTAATCGATCTGGATTGGCGACAACCCAGCAACACCGCCAAGCATTTTGGCAATCTCTGTACTGTTGGTGCGGTAGCGATACTGCGGCAGGATTTCTTTTTCGCGTGAAGACTCGATGTCCCCAGAAAAAAGCGAAGAACCGAGGCGCACTTCAAGCGCGGGTTTGAGGGCTTGAGGAATATCAAGCGGCACCGACTGCCCCAAAGCTTTCCAGAGCGCGCTTAATGCGGGCTTGGCTTTCTCATCGCCAAACGCCGTGTTGACCATAGCTTCAGGCAGCGCTTTGAATAGGAAGCCAATCTCATAAGGGATCGGGATCTTTAGCCAATTTTCTTTAGTCAGGCCCAGCGTCGGTACCCACCAGTAACCGTAGCGCTCCTCTGGCTTAGCGCGCTTATAATCCTCGTCGTCCTGCATGACTGCTGCATACGCAAGGGACGACACAGCCAACATCGTAGCCCGCGCTGCGAACCGTTGAGCAACCTCAAGTTTGTCGGCACCCGGCAACTGCCCGCGCATCGAGCGATACAGAACGTCCAGACCTTGAACCTGCGAGTGCATAAACGGCGTCAGACTTGCCAGCAAATACATACTAGGCGACGTGCCCCGGCGGCTAAAGTTCATCGACTCAAGCGTACGCATCAGCGCCTGCTGGTGGGACATCCCCTTTTTGATTGAGTCTTCGTAGATCACCTGCCGGGTAGCAGCGTCGGATTGCTGAGCGACCGTATCAAGCTTAGAGAACGCCCGTTGCAGACTCCACTTGCCGGCGGTGAGATCTTCCAAGAACTTGGTCATGTCGCGGGCGTCGCCCACTAGGACGTTGCTGCTGGTTGCACCTGCACGCTGAAGCCGCTGCGCTGTGGTGTCCTTGCCGGTGGCCATCTTAGCCAGCGTAGAGAACGAATCGAGGATCGGGACCGTGCTGGTGCCGGTTTGCACCCACGCCGAGACAGGATCGCGTACAAGCTGGCGGAATATGTAGAGCGGATTGCGAACCGTAAACTTGCGGAAGATATCTCCCGGCACACCCAGCATGCGCACAATCGTGGGCATCGCAACCTTGATACCTTCAAGACCCTCGACAATCATCTGCGCGGGGATACCGTACATATCGGTATCAATGATGGCGTGATGCTCCACACCATTCACCCGGAAGTGAACCACATTGTCCGTATACGGACCCTTGGACGCTACGATTCGACTGGCAATCCCTAGATCCTTGAGCACAAACGCCGTGTCTTTAACGGTCTGATTGCGCATCGCCATGTTGATCAGCATACTGGTGTTTTGTACAGCACTCGTAAACACCGGCAGAATTTGTTCGCTGTCGCCAAGCAGTTCTTTCAAGCGGGGTTCGCTCTTAATGTTGCCGATACGGATCGAGCGGCGCTCGTCACCCGTCTCCATGCGGATGTTGCCTTCCTTGTCTACGCGATAGAACGGTACGTAGGTGATGCTCTTGAGTTCCGCAGCCTTTTGTTTGGACATAGCGCCGGTCTGAACCAAGAAGTCCAGCAGTCCAGCGTTGTAGTTTTGGTAGATCTTCTCGGCTGCTTCAAATGCAGCCTTGTCAGCAGGGTTCTGCTTCAGGTGCGCAAGAACTTCCTTGTATTCGTTCTCGGCTTCGACTGGATTATCGAAGCGCAGTTTGTTCCAGCCAACCTGTTCGGCACGCTTGCCGGCTAGGTAAACAGTGAATGCGTTCTCGCGGTCTTCTTCTTTGTAGCCCTTGGCTTTTTCTAGCGCCTGCGCCATGCCAACTAGCGTTGGTCCGCCCGCATCATTCTCGTAGAAGTATTCCGTGCCGGCGCTGGTCTTTTCGCTTCGGACACGCGGAGGTCCGCTGGTAACTGTCTGCCCAACAATATCGCTGCGCTGCTGACCAAAGCGTAGGAAGTACATCAGATTCTGAGCGCGGAACGCATCGATAACCTTGGCATCCACGCCCTTCATAACCGCCGCAACCAACGGCGCATACTGATCAAATATGCGCTGACGCAGCTTCAACGCGCGGGTATTGGTCTTGTCTTTGATCCCAGCCAGCGTAGCGTCCCGGCTACTCGCGCCGGTCAGCCCCGTGTAGAGCGCCATCAAATCATCGGCAGTGCTGGTGCGCTGAGCAACGACAGACTTAGTGGGCTTGCGTGAGCGGTAGAGGACATCCGCTTTTTCGGGATTGAACTCGCCTTTGTTGAAGACGGACTTGATTTGCGTTGGGTCGAATATGATGTAGCTATCACCACCGCCTTCAAAATCATTTTTATAAACGATGCTGTCGTACCCAAGGCGTTTCAAAAACTGTTTTAGCGCGTCGCTTCGTTCGCCCGGTGCCCATTCGGCGTGATCTTGCCAAAAACGGGGTTCAGTTGGCGCTTCAGCCATATTGAGCCACTCATCCAAGTCAAAGTTATCATCAAAGAAACTGTCGATATCTTCTTGGCTAAGTCCTTCAATGCCTTTTTTATCCGCTTTATCCATAACGGCGGACATGATGTCGTCAACACCCCAACGCCCAGACCTATTCTCATCTAAGCGCAACGGGTTTGTTGCTCGCACAAAAAGAGGCATGACATTTGGCGCAGCATTCCCACTACGTTCTCGGTTGCGTGTATCTTCCGCGTCCTTTAGGTCAACTCGGTTGTTGGCTGCTTCTTTTGTCCCAACATGAAAACCCCACCTACGATATTCGTCTTCACCGTAGTTAACTTTTGGCGATACAAAATCCGAAAAAGTAGAGTGGTACAGGGGCATCGGTTTGCCACTAGCATCGACAACCTTGCTATCCCCAAACCAACGCTTGAACGCGGGCGTTTCTGTAATCGCACGAAGCTTGGTCAACAACCCTGCCGGGGCTGCTGGCTTACCTGTTGATGCAAACGCTTCTGCCAACGCTGGGTTGCGCATCTGCTCCCGCGTAGCTGCGTCTTTCTCCCCGGCCTTGTTTAGGATGTCCGCAACTTCTTCGTTTGAAAGCACACGCTTGACCTTGAGCGCGCCACCTATGATCCAAGCGCCGCCCTGCATCTTGCTAGTCTTAAAGCGGTAGTGCCCGCCAACCGGCACGCGGTCGCGAATATCCCTAGTCTTTTGCGTGTCCGCCACATCTTGCCAGTTAACATCTGCGGGAATTTCCACTTCGGCCCACACACGGTCGTCCGCCATTTGGTTTTCTTTTGTGCGCAGGTGCGGAGCCATCGGTAGTATGCCGGCGTGCCAACCCGGACGTTCGGCAAACCCTTTGGTTGGGAGGTGCTCTGCCGGGACCCACTCGCCAATAGCCGTGGCTTCATTTTTGCCAATAAACAGCGGGTAAATTTTGCCGGGTTCGTTTTTCTTAACGCGGAAAAGTTTGTACGCTTTTATGGTTTTTACGGGTTCCTTGAAATTCTTTTGCCCGCGCCCGGAATAGAGCGCCTCTACTCGGTTATGCCCCTTTATGTCTGCTTCGGTTGGCGCAACCTGCGCCAACGCCTTCACCGTCTCGCTTGGCTTGGTGGTCACACCGCTCACATACTTGTGCGAGTCGCGGATCAGACGAATGATTTCGGAGTCACCGATAGGTGCGTTCTTCCAGATGCCCCACTGCCGCAGCTTGGTGCGGATTAGGTTTACCAAGCGGTTCATCCAGTTCAGCGACACATCCTTCTCGGCGCGCTCAGCGATGCTTTCCTCGGTCGCCACTTCCAACGACATGTCGGGGTTGTCCTGCATCCGGGCGTTAGCCTCTGCCTTGATCTGCTTACTGTTCTGGTAGATCGAGCGCATCACTGCCGGGTACGAATTGCCTAGCACCCCACGCAGTCCGAAGTGGCCAACCATTTCGTGGGAGATCGTCTTGCCTACGTCCGCGCCATCAATCAGGTTGTCGCCCACCAAGTAGATCGTCTCGGTTGGCGGGTGGTACATACCCGGCGCGCTCTGCGTACCGTCACGCTCCATCTGCGCTTGAATCTTCTCGGGCAACTCAGAGACGGACTGGACCACCGTGATCTTGGGCGCCACCGGCAGTTGCCGGAACGGCTTGATCAGATCTTCAATTTCTGCGGTCGGCATCCCAACCGCAGGCTCCTCGCCCTTGGAGCGGAACAAAGAACCTTGACCAGTGAATGTTTTTTCTGGACTTTGTTTTTTCAGCCCTGAATCCATGGCTGCATCGACGGCGTTTGGCGCTATGGCGCCGTTATTTTTTGCCGTTTTAGCGATGCCGTCGAGGAACTTCTGCATAGACTGTGCAGGCAGATACTTCTGCTGCATCGCGTTCGTATAGAACCGGCGCATTGCCGCGCCCAGCTTGGCAAAGAACTTCTCAACAACCGTCAGCGGCTTATCCGTGGTGGTAGACCAGCGCGAAACCTGATCTGCGTACCATTCACCAAATGAACGCCAATAACTATCCGCGATTTGTTCGGACATCAACCCCTGTGGAATTTTTGTACCCTTGGCCAAAGTCTTGGCGCGCATGCTGTTTATGTGTTCGCGCGCAGTCTTACCTTTAGTTGATGCCAACCACTTATCAAAGTCGGCCTTGATCGCAGCTTGCGTTTCTGCCGGCGCTTTTTTGAAAACATCCTTTTCATGTACGTGCCCAAGTTCGTGGGCAATAAGCTCCAACTCAGCAGTTTTGCTGGTAGATGGCGTATACGTAATGTAGTAGCTGTCGTCATCAGTCATGTACCGCGCTGATCCGCGTTCCCCTTGCCTAAGTCCTGCGGAGCCAACAGCGCGATGCGGACCCGTAAACTTGTCGCTGTTAGCCCGAGCCTCCGCAACAGTGGTTACGTATATACGAGTATCAAGGCCAAGTATTTTTTTCCATCCTTCAACAACACTGCGGATTTCTGCCGGCACGTTTTTAGAAAATGCCAGCCCGTTTGCGTTATGTTTTATAAATGGGTTTTTCGCATGCTTCTTTGCATCCGCAGTTTCCAGATCGTTTTTGATCTGGCGCAGTCTATCTATTTCCTGCGTAGTAAAAGTGCTACGAAACTGAACGTAGTCATTGTTTACGTCTCTATTTACGTACCTGTTCTTTTTTGCCGGAATGTAAACAGGCTGTCCCGTAGATTTATGGTATGCACGGACAAGCGAAAGATCTCCTTCTTGCCAAACAACTGCGCCAGTAAAAGTATCGGCAACTAGTTTAGCGTCGTTCTTTTGTTTGTCGGTGGTCCCAAGTGAGAACATCGCGCCTTGGTCGTCTGACTCTTCTTGCGCATCCTGCGCCAAGGTTCCTTCGGCAGGCGGGGCGTTTTTGTTTTTGTTCCGCTTAGCGCTTCTTTCTCGCGCCGCAGCGGCCTTCAATAGGTCGACAAGTCGTACAAGCCGGTCTTTCAAAATAGTCAGCGGAGCTTCTTCCGTGCCGATCAGCGATATCTCCTCATCGGCTCTGGCTTCGTTGATTATCTTCGCCGCCTCAAGCTCTTTAATAAGCGCCTGTACTTTTGGAGTATTGTCTTCGCCGACAATAGTCTCGGCTTGTAGCGCTTCAATCTGCTTGATTGCGTTTTCTAGGTCTTCCGCGTCAACCCCAAGCCGTGCAGGCGTAACCTCCATATTAACTTGCGGTTGTTCAACAGCCTCGGCAGGCTTCATTGCTGCACGGATCTCGCCAACCAAATCGGAGTTGGTTGTCCAGTTATCCCATGATGACTTGAGTTGCCGCAGATCGGCAATCCGGCGCTTGACCGCTTCCGGGTCTTTGATGTCGATACCTTCGGCGGCGGCAAGCTTGGGGTTTTTGCTAGCACCCGTGATAGCACTTAGCCGTTGACCAACCTCACGCTGCTTTTGCGTAGCGATCTTGGCCATCTCTTGGGCTTCGAGCATAGCGCTTTCATCAAACCCAAACATGTCAGCCATGCCGCCTTCAGCGGGCTTGGGCGCTATTACTTGGACCGCGCGCATTAGGTTGAGCGCTTCGGCAGCAGATTTATTCTGGGCGGCTTTGATTGCGACCGCTTGGATTCTTGAATCTTTTGGCGCTTCGGTTGCTATGGACGCCGCAAGACTGTCACTGACTTGCTTAGCGCGGTGGGCAGCGATCAGTTCTGGGCTACCGTTCGTGGCGATCTCGATAGCTTCTTCACCTTTGCCGCGCGTCAACCCCCGAGCATTGGCCTCTTCTTTTGAAAGCTGCGCGCCTTGAAAGTAGTTGACGTAGTCAGACACGGTCCCCTGATCGTCGCGGATATTGATCTCCGCATCCATCGTTGCTGCTTGCTTTTTATCGAACCCGGCAGATTCATCAAAAATCTGTGCAGCAATTGTCTGCCTGCCCGAGCGCTTAGCCAGATCCCAACGGTGCCGCCCAGAGATAATCTCTAAGCTGCCATCGAGGCGGCGCCACACTTGGATCGGTGCAACCGCATATTTTGCAAACTCGCCTTTGAGCGGCTTGACAACCCCTTCTTGGTCCGCACCCTCTTTGAACTGCGGCACATCCTTAGATAGCTTGAGTTCATTGACTGGCAACCAAACCGGAGGTACGTCTTCAATCGCGTGTTGGACTGGGCCGGCAGGCGGGGTTTCAGTAGGCTTGGTTTCCACCTTGGGTGCTTCAGCAGCAGGCGCTTCAGCAGCAGGCGCTTCAGCAGTAGGCGTAGTGGGCGTTTCCTTAATGACTTCGCGCTTGTTGCCTTTTAGTGGCGTGACTATGCCGGCTTTTTCCAAGTCCATCAGCAGTTGCGCTGCGACTTGGCGTTTGACGTTAAGCCCCTGTTCAAGATGCGTGATGTTGGCTTTGCCAGTATCGCGCACAAACTTCGTGGCGCGGTCCAGATCCACATCCCCAAACATCTCCATCGGTGTGGGGAGATCAAACGGAGCATTCAGATCGGCCACAGACCTAGCCCCAAACATCTCATAAGGCGTAGGGAAATCGTACGGCGTGATCGATGGGGGCGGCGCCTCTTCTTTAGGCGCAAGCTCTTCAGCCGCAGGCATTTCTGTTACAGGCGCGGCTACTTCGGGCTGTTCAGCAACCGGAGTGCGAGACGGTCGGCCCTCGACAAGCGCGCGCATTTGTTGAAGCTTGGCAAGCTTTTCTGCCTGTTTACGCACAGTATCGAAGTCGCCAACTTCAGCGGCCTTGGCCATTTCTTTTTGCGTAGCCGCAAGTTTTTTGTCCAAAGCATCAGCGGTTTCTATTGTGCCGCCAGCACCCTCAATAGCTTTGCCAAGTTCGCCAACCTGCTTAGTCAGCGCCTGCCACTGATCGTGTAAAGGAATGATTGCCGTGGAGTCACCGCTGCCAGCCGCCGCTTGAATCTGTGCACCAAGTTGATCACGCTGCTGATACAGCGCGTCATACTGATCCATCAAGTCCGTAACTGTTGGAGGTGCGGGCGGTGCCGCAGGTGGTGCGGCAGGTGCAGCCGCAGGCTGTGCTGCTGCCTGTGTTGCTTGACGCTGGGCAACCAGCGGTTTAATTAGATCTTCGCGTTGCCGGTATGCGTCGCGCAAAGGGCGGAGAATATTCTCCATGTGATCTGACGCCGCTTCGCGTGCGCCAGCGGTATCCTCTTCCCACTTGGCGTAGTCTTGGGGTTTTTTCTTTTTGCTGGGCGCAGCAGGTATAGCCGCACTTAACCGGCTGGCTTCTTCTTTGGCTGCGGTGTAGTCATCAAACAGCTTGAGTAGGTTCGCGGGCTGAGTAGCCGCAGCTTCCTGTGCAGCAAACGCAGCGTCTGCTGCCTGTTTTTTACGCTGTGCAATCTCGCTGCGAGCGCCACCGCGCTCACTAATCCGACCAACGCCACCCAACGGGGACAATAACCCGGCTTGATACGCAGCGTTCCCATAATCAGCCAACGCTTCGTCATTAGTTAGTGGCAGGCCAGCCTGCGCACGCTCAAGCATCTGCTGTGCGATCTCAATAGGTATCTCAACCGTACCCTTGGCCGTGCCCTTGAGTAGTGTGCCGGCGCTTACTTCGCCCCTGCTTAGCTTGGGTAATAACTTTTCTGATGCCAGCTTCTCTAGTTCTTGCGCAGACTTCTTAGCAACCTGCTCATCGGTGAAGCCCATCAGGCGTCCAACAAGACCCTTGCCAAGTAACAGCCGATCCGTGAAAACATCCAGCGCGGCAATCGGAACAGCCGTGCCATAAGCAGCTAATGGGTTTACATCGACAGGTTTGCCCTCGGCTATTTGAGCGCGAGCTTGTGCTTCCAAGTTTGCCCCGGCTGTTGGGACATACGAAGATAAAAATTGGCCGGTCAATGCGCCAAGCCCTGTACCCGCCGCAGTTCCGACTGGCCCAAAGAAACTACCTACCCGCGAACCTAATCGAGCGCCTGCCCCCATCGAGGCTAGCTGCGGAACCTGCTCCGCAATTGCGTATGGAACCTGACCTAGCGCTTCCCCAGCAGCAGACAACACGCCGTCTTTCTGATATGCCTGCTTGACCTTCTCCAGCGACACTTGGCTAGGTCGAGCTTTCTCAATCTCTTCCATGCGAGCAACGCCCGCCTCGGCTGCTTCGCTACCGCCGCCTAAACCCGTACGAAATTGCGAACCGTATCTCTGCGCCCCACCAATAAGCGCAGAACCAATGCCAGTCTTTGGTGCGACTTCAGGAAGCTTCGGCGCCAGTGATTCTACCGGGCTAAGCCCAAACGCTTTGGGGTACTTTGCAAACGCCGCTGCCCAAGCGTCTTCTGGTTTCTCCCCTGCCTTTAAAGGAAAGTACCCACCATCAGGAAGCTGAATGTATTGTGGCATATTTATCGGTCGTAACGCGGCGCATTACCGGGGGTGTTGGTAGTGGGGATACCGCCAGCAAGTCCTTGATTAAAAAAACTGTAGGCACGCTTACTTTCCATGAACTTTCGCATCCAAGTATCCTGGTCTGGCAAAGGATCTAGCTGTATCATAGGATTAGTTGCCATCGCTTTGGCCCGCTCAGTTTTTAGTTTTTCATAGGCAAGCTGTGCGGTTTCAGCATCGTTGATGCTGCTATACACATTTAGGCCGGCGTTAAGCTGGGCTTGTGTGGGGGCTTCGCCAAACTTCGCGCCACCAAGAATGCTAAGAAGTTGCAACTGCCCCGAAGGCATGCTTGCAATAGCTTTTTGATTTGCGCGATTTGCAGCGTTTTCTCTTGCTTGAAACTCTCTTTGCGCGACGTTTTCCTCTTTGGTAAACGCTTGGCTCTCTCGGCGTTCACCTTGCCTAAATCCAAACTCTGCCTTCGTGCGTTTCCATTGCTCAGCGTTTTGTTCCGCAAGGCTGTAGATATTCCCTGCCAACGCGCGGTCTTGTCCAGCAAGTGTCATTGCGCCATCAAACATTTTTTGTTTGCGGTTTTCGTCCCTGTCAGCAATACGTTGTTCAAGGGAGAACACTCGATCAAAGTCGCGTTCTTTTTGTGCAGCACGTAGATTTTCAAGATCAGCTTCCATACGCGCAAGATCTTTCTTAGCTGCCTTGAAGTCCTTCATGGCGGCTTGTGCATCTTTGAACCCGACTTGCAAACCTTGTGCAATGTTCTGCATGGCGTTGCGCGAAGTTCCAGCGGCCATTGCTAAACCGGCAGAGATCAGGAAGTTAGCGCCGCGCTCGCTTTTTTCTTTTTCAAGTTCTCTGCGCTGTTCTTCGATATACGCTTCCGCTTTTTGCCCGACTTCTTTTGATGGGCGTTGCATAAATATATCGCGCAAGTACTGGTCTTGCCGCTCTCCTGCCCTGTTGAGCAGCGTTTGTCCTTCAGTATACTGCTGCCCTAAAGAAAACCTACCCGCTTTTTCCATAGCTGCTTCAGGAGTTGTACCCTCAGTAGCTTTTTCTGGAATAAGCGAATCAATTCCTGCCGAAGACGTTGGTGCTGTAGGCGCTACAGGTGCCGCAGGCGCTCCAGTTCTGGCTGCCCCCAAAGATCTTGTGGCCGGCGGTGTAGCTTTTCGTGCAGCCAAAGCAGCACTAACTTGTTCAGCAGTAGGTACGTTAAGCGCACCTTGCCCCGGCGTCATCGGGAGAATTTTGCCGGGTTCCTCCGCAGAAGGGCGAACTCTTCCCGCTCCAAGATCGGCAACAAATTGCTGCATTCCGGGCCGCGCAAACAAATCTTTCGCTGCATTCTCGCGCGTCATTTTCTCGATAGCGTCCGCCGCTGTGCCAAGCGTGGGTTGATCGCCAGATAGTTGACGGATGGTTGGGGGGTTTTTAAACACGTCATAACCGGGATCTCGGAACATCGAAGTGGTGTCTCTAGCCACCATGTTGTCTTTAGCCACTGCACTAGGTATTGCAGGGGTGTACGCCAAGTTTCTTGGGGGCGTTTGTGCTTTTGTTTCTGCAATGACCCGATCAATCAGTTCGGGGGAATACCCAAGCGATCTAAGTTGCTCACGCATCGCGGCTTCGCCAGTGCCGCCAGCCTGCATACGAATCGCACCACCATCGGCATAGCCAACAGCCTCGTCCTCGTCAGCGTACCCAGCAATCCCGCCGTCAGCCATCTGCTCCATGTTAGGCGCAGGTAGTTGTCCGATACCTTGCTGCTCTGGCAACGGAGGGGGCGAGGCCGGGGGCATCTGCATTCCCGGCGGACCTTGTGGGGGCATACCCTGCGGTGGTGGTTGGCCTTGTGGCCCTCCGGGTGGAGGCATTGGCGCTCCGCCTTGCGGACCCCCCTGCATTGGTGGCTGCTGCCCACCAAGAGCTTGTAGTGCTTGGTCTACAACGGTTGGCTGTTTCTGCCCGGACATTAGTGCTTGCAGCCGAGCTACTTCTTCTTTGCGATCCTTGTCAATCTGCATTGCAAGGCCGACCGCGATAGCATTGTCATGGTGCGTAGCAGCAAACTGCTGCAACTGCGGACCCGTCATCCGCTCAAGCATTGGCTGGAGTTTTGCAATGTTAGGCAGCATACCGATACCTTACCCGATTTTTGAAATTGCTAGTGCGGAAAGTCCAGAAGGCACGCGCTTAACTTGCCCGCCTTTTTTACCACCAAAAGCTTTGTACATTTGCGCAACCCCCATGCCTGCGGTTCCAAGACCGGCCAGTTGAGATATCATGCTCGGCGCTGCCTGATACAATGTTTGCGTCGAATTCGTCGGCGTACCGCGCAAGATATCCGACATGTACCCAACCTGCTGCATCGGATAACGCTGCTGATTAAGGAAGTCTTGGTACTGCTGGCTAAGAATGTCTTGATTCAGGCGCTGCTGTTGCCCGCCCATCTGGTTCTGGAAGTTGTAGATGCCTTGCATCTGGTTGGTGTACTGGTTTCCTAAGTTACCGTACTGCCCCATGCCCTGCATGCCAGCTTGCAAACCTTGCAACCCAAGCCCGGCGCCATACTGGCGTGACTGTTCGTTCAACTGGTTAGCAGCCTGCCCATACTGGGCACCCATACCTGCGGCCTGCATTTGCTGACCATAACCAAACTGACGAGACTGTTCAGCTTGTTGCTGCGCGTTTGCCCGCGCTTGCTGATTAAGCTGCTGCGCCTGCATGTTTAGCTGGGGGTTCTGCATCGCAGCTTGTTGATTGAACTGCCCCTGCTGCATCCCGTACTGACCGGCCAGCCCTTGGTTAGCTAGCGCAATCTGGTTCTGTGCTTGCTGGTTAGCTAAATTTGTCTGCTGACCAAACTGTCCCTGCTGTAAACCAAACTGCCCCGCCAACCCCTGATTAGCCAGCGCAATTTGATTCTGCGCTTGCTGGTTGGCTAAGTTTGTCTGCTGCTGGTTTTGTGCGTTTTGTTGGTTCGCCTGCTGCCCAAACTGCCCCTGCTGCAAACCGTACTGCCCTTGAAGCGCTTGATTAGCAAGGTTGGCTTGCTGTTGCAACTGCGCATTTTGTAGGCCGGTGTTGTACCCCATCTGTTGGTTAGCAAGCCCAGCCTGCAAACCAGTCGCTTGATTAAGTTGCTGCGCGGTAAGGCCAGTCTGTGCACCAAGACCTTGGGTTTGTAGCGCAGCGCTAAGATTCTGCACGCCAGCCTGCTGTTGGGCTTGTTGATTAGCAAGATCTGCCTGAAGTCTGTTTGCGGCTTCAGTATTGTATTGGCCCATGCCTGACTGATACGCAGACTGAAGTCCTTTGGCTTGAATGTCACCAAGCTGCATAGCCAAATTACGATTAGCTTCGGCGTTCTCTAACGCTGCGGCAGACCCGCCGTATGCGCCTTGTTGTGCTCTCGCGCCCCTTCGTTGTACTGCGGCGCGGTCAGCGGTGCGTTGTGCTTCCCGCGTTTGAGCGTTGACCACATCCTGCACGTACGGGTCCATGTACTGCTGACGCGCCCCCGGATCAGTAAAGCTACGGGTGCCAACATCTCTTGCCGCTTGCATTTGCAAGTCACGCAATTGGGGAGCGTTAACCCGCTCAGCAGTAACATTTTCTGGCCCCTGAACCTGCGCGCCCTGAACCGTTGGCGCTGCACCTAACTGCGCAATACCCATCTGGGCTGCTTGCGACTGCGCGGCTTGCGCTTCTGGAGATGCACCCAACTGCGCCTGAGTTGCCTGCGCCGCACTAGCTTGGGGAGCCGCGCCCATCTGGGCGGCGTTGATCTGTTGGTTCTGTACTCGGTCGTAGCCAAACCGACCATCGCGGTATTGTTGAGGGGCTTGGAACTGGTTCCCGTACCGCGACGGGTTGTATTGCATGTTGCCAGCACGCCGCGCAAACCCATACATATCTTCAAGCGACTGGTCTGCACGGGCAGGCATGCCCATCTGCGCCGCACCCTGATACGCCATTTGCTGGAGCGGATCAAACCCAGCAATACGCTGCCCAGAATAAATTTGATACGGCTGCTCTGACGCCGCCCGCGCCTGACCAAACATCCGCTCAACATAGGGTCGGGCGTATTCCGGAAGGTTGGTTTGAGTAACGGTCTGTTGAGATGGCGCGCTACTGCCGCCACCGCCACCCACATCAAGGTTGTATAAACGACTGCCGTCGGGGGAATACCCCGAATGTTTATTCGGGATTAACATCTAAATGCTCCTTGCGATATTCGTCAAAGCGTTCACACATAGCGTCTTTCCACATTTCTGGTATGAGCGCTTTTGCTTTTTCCGGCCCAACACAAACATGAATGGCGTAGGCAACAATGTTGCCCGCAGCATAACGTAGTCCGTGCGCTATCTCAATTCCGTGAGGATCTTTGTCTCTTTCAAATTTGTTTGCTGTTTGAAAAGCAGAAACAACGGTAATCCACATCGGTAAAATCTGGTCTTGAATACTTCGGTAGAAGGCGTTGTTTGGCAAGTACACTAAACAGATTAAAAATGCGTTGTTAATCGCATCGTCACTAACCGGCTTATCTTTGTCTATTAAATCGTCCCAAGTATGTGCAAGATCTACAATCATTTGGTACATAACAAGGGCTTCCCTATTACCCCCAAACCAGTCTATATTTCCGCCTTTAAAATTCATGCTCACAATTTCACCCCGACAATAGTGTACTTTTCTTGAAAGTTATACAGTTTGCGCCAAAGCCGCGCTATGGATTTACGCGCTGCGCCTTCAATTGCCGTAGCCCCAAAGGATGCAGCGATTGCCTTTAGGTCATTAAATGTGTCGGGGGTACTGATCAATTTTCCGCCAATTGCAGTAACAAAAGCCACACGATCATTTGGGCGGTTGAAGAACATTATGGTGGCCGCTCCTTTAATCCCTTCTTCGTCCACCGCAATTACTAGCGTCCATTGCCCAGAAGTAACTAAAGTGCGCACTTGGTCCACCGTGTACTCACCGCCAGAATGTGCCATCGCAGACTCAATAAACCCTTCGACCTGCGGCCAGACTTGGTTAACCCACTCAAGCGGTACGTGTTGAACTTTCATGCAGGCAAGTATTTTTCTGCTTTGGTATTAGCTGCAACCCGATCTTTGCCAACGGTTTTCTTACGTGCTTTCTGCACACGGTCCATCATGGCGTACAACTTGCGTGCCCCGGCTTCGGTTGATCCGTTGCCAATCTCAGACACAATGCGAGCAGGTACCACAAACTCACCATCGGCTAGCCGCGCGGGTTGACGCTGCCCAATTGTAGCCGGAATAGAGTCGCTAACACCATCTCCGGGGCCGCGAAGTAAGCGTCCCCCATCAGAATATCCGCCTAACGAACCCAAGCCACCTTGATTAAACGCGACTACACCGCCCGTTGCGCCAGAGGGTGTGTACGGTTCAGGGTAAGACCACACATCTCTAAAGTGCCGCCGCTCCGCAGAACCATTACGTGGCTGCTCAGATTCGGGTACTTGAGTCCGCGTCAGAACCGCAGGGCGGATCATTCCCGGCGATTGCTCTGGTGGTTTATAAGGTTCGGGAGCCATGATCGCACCGGCTAAAGGGACTGCAACCGAACCAATCTTTGCTGCTCCCGTCAAAGCACCAGCACCCTGCGCTCCAGAACCAATAAGCTGCGTAGTACTTAAAGGATCACTAACTAGACGCCCAAGTCCTTGACCCATGCTGCTAAACGTAGGGGTTGCGCCAACATTTGTCATAGCCGGTACAGCAGTATTCGCAAACTGCGTGGCGGCCTCCCCAGTAAGACCTTGCGTAGCTATTTGTTTTGCTGCTGCTTGAGCAGCGCCCTCTGACGCCGCAACACTACCTGCAGTAGACAGACCCCCCGCAAGTCCAGCGCCCCCATACGCGCTAAGTCCCGCCATCAAACCTTTCTGCAAGCTACCCGTACCTAGCGCACCAACACCACCAACAAGCGCGGCGGCGGCTAGTGGTTGCATACCCGGAATCATCATCAGCCCAGCACCGGCTAGTGGCGCGGCTATAGGCTTAATGAATTTCCACGCCTGACTAAAGATGTTTGCTTCCGGCAGACCTGTGTGTGGGTTGATGCTGAGCGACCCGCCGTTTGCCATTGCCAAACTTTGAAGTCCTTGGACCTCATCAGGCGTTACGTGCATGAGCATCGAGTCGCCGTTGCGACCGTGCGCGGCCATGTTCTGGGCAAGATTGTGTAGGCTCATAACTATCCAACTTTCCAATTAGTTCCGTCTGAATACACAGGCACTTTAGTTGACCCGCCGCCAGCCACCGTGGTTCCAAATGTAGACACAGAAGCGTCAGTTACAAACGCTCTAGATCCTACACCAGCAGTTGCCGCACTAGGTAGCGTAGCTACAGTCAAAGGCACATTGGCGTCTAATTGCCCTAAAAGCGCATCAAGCTGGTTGAAGTATAGCCGCAGGACGTTGTTAAGCTGATCGAGATAGCTCGGATCATACTCTTGCGTAGCGTTAGGCAGGCGCGGGGCAACGAACCTATTAAGCAAGTTCTCGCTTGTAATAATGTAGCTCATCTACGTCCGTCCTGACGGATGTCCATACGGGGAGCGCCAAGTTGCCATGTTGTCCCGATCTGGTTTGACCGGACAGAAAACGCCATCTGCCGCCCCCGCACTCGGGTATAGATTTGCCCAGTAAACTGTTCAATAGTATACGCTTTACCACCAGCCGTGATGGTCTGATTGCCCGGACTTGTTACAGTTGCGTAAGATTCGCCGCCAACAGAAGTTGGATTATTGTACCCGGAGCCGGAGTTCTGCATGGGCAGCAACGTCATTGTGACCGTAGGGTTAGTACCTGCCGTGGACTGCCTAAACGTGATATCCGGTACCATCCGCCACACAAACCCAAATCGGTCGCCATCCTCTATGTCAAATTCAGACGATAGAATGTAAGCTTCAACAGCAGCGGGTGTGCTGGTTGCGTTGTCGTCAATCCCGTTCTCATGTTCGACCAAATTGGGGATGTATGTAGCGGCAATGGGGTAGTTGTTCAAACCACTATCCAACCAAGCGGTGCGCTCCAGCGTGCCGTAATACCAGATATCTTCGGCGTAATTGTAAACAACATAGTTGGTAACCGTTGTGGATGCACCAACGCAATAGAACCACCAGATTTCGTTGAAGCCTTCGTTGGTGCTACAGAAAATTTGGCCGTACTGGGTCTTGTTAATGTTTTCAAAAATAAAATTACGCAGGTCACAACGTAACGTAGAGATACGCCCGTCGTATTTGTAAAACTTATCTACACCCATCCAATACAATGCGCCAGAAGCAATCGTTGCAGCGTTTGGCCCAATGATGGAGATGTTGTCCCCTAACAACTGGAACCGCCAAACGTCCGGTAGATTGACGTACTGCATGGAGTAAAGCGAAGAGTCCGTGAAAACCACAATCTCTTGTCGGCTCTGTACCGCAGTTATAATTTCTGAACCGTGAGACAGGATAATAAACCCCGAGTCATTTGTGGGGTCAGGTTGCCAATCGACCACGGAGCCAGATGTAGACCAGCGCACAGCCATCGGGTTCAAAAATGTTTCGCCGGGAAGATTTGTCCCAAAACAAATTGTGTACTCGTTTATATCTGATACAAGAAAATAGTTTTGGTATAGCGGGACGGATGCAGCGCCGTACAAACTTGATACCAAGACCCCTCGCGGAGAAATATAATGCGCGCCAGAACCGGCGGCAGAAGTGTTTATGGCCGCGCCGCCAGCGGTAAGGGAAAGATTGAATGTGGTTCCAGTAGAATTCAATACGTAGTATGTTCTACCCGGCACAAGCGGTGGCGGTAAATACCCGGTAGTTGTCAGCGTGATGGGCGTGTACTCACCCAACGACACGGTAGAAGTGACTACAGCGGGGCTGGCAAAACTTATCGTTACAGAACTCGCCGTAAAGCCAATGTCTGGAGTCCACCAGTAAAGCGGGCCACCGCGCGGACCATACAACAGGTTTTGCTGAAAGATGTTCTGCTGGTTCCACAGCCGCAAAGTCGTATTTGACTGCGTGCCATATCCCCAAGTACCAATAAGCGACGGAGGAGCATACGTTGGTGGTGTGCCCCATCCACCTGCGCCCCAACCCGAAATGGGGGTTACAGTAGCCGCGCCGGTATTGATTTGGTATACAGCGTAGACCGTACCGCCGCCTGTAGCGTTGGATGACGCGGTGCCTAATACACTAATTGTGTAAGATGTTGTACCTACTTTAGTAAGCTGATACTCAGTCCCCGCAGCGATAGTTACGCCGCCAACAGTGATGTTCCCCGCTGAACCATAAAGCGTAACGTAGTCGTTGTTGGCGAACGTGTCGCCATCGGCGTCGAGATTGGCATCGACAACAGTGATCGTGGTGTATCCACCACTGTTGGTGGCCGTGTTTGTAGTTAACGGGTTAGTCAGCGTGCTTGTGTAGCGGATCGGCGTGATGTCGTAGTAAGCGCCAATGTTCTCAATGTAGAACTTGAGGTTGGTCCCAACACCCGTCAGCTTTTGAAAGCCAAGCGTGATCCAAGTCCACAACGACCGGCAAACACCAAGGAACGTGTTGTCAGAAATCCGTTCCCATCCGCCGATCTTTTCGGGAGTGCCTTGGCGGAACCGAACCTTATCTGACTCAAAGTACCCACCTTCGGTGACGTACCGCGTGTTTTCGCGGTTAACCCCCGGTTTGAACAGCAGTTTTTTGAGTGGCATTACTTGCTCGCTACACCCTTGTGCTTCTCAAATGAGCGCATCCCACCAAACCCGAGCAAGCCAGCCAGCAACGTCATGAGTTGTTCAACCTGAAGGTCCGGGGGAGGAGCTAACCCTTTAGGGATTATGTCATACCCTTGACCAAAAACCCACAACCATTGCATCAAGGGGTAACCTAAGAATTGGTAAGCCAAGCCAAGCACCCCAATCCAACCCACAGCAGGACGCCACCCGCTGACAAATAGGCTAGTAGACGCCGCTTCGATTTTATTGATATCCACTTGGGCGAGATCGGTCGCCTGATCAATTTTCTTTTCCTCCAGATCGAGCTTGCGCTCTTCCAGCGCCATCTGGAGCCTTTCCTTGTCTGTCGTGACCAACGAATCCGCAACTTTGCCAACGCCTTCAATGATTGACCCAATACCAATCAAGTCCATTACTTAAGCCCTTTCAAAGTGCGATTGATCCAACCCAATAAAAATTTAGATTGTGTTCTGTTTTTATTGCAGATGTCAGCGTAGCGGGTAATCTTGGCTAGAGCGTACGCTTTCTTGAACGATTCAGGTTCGGCATTGTTAAACTTTTGCAGCGTAGCAGGGCCAACCGCGCCATCCGGGGTAGCGCCAACAATCAACTGCGCCAACTTAACTGCAACTGACAAGCCGGTGTTTACGCCGAAGTTGAAAACCGATTCCGCAACCACTTGATTCGTGATTTCATCTCCTCGTAACCGATCCCAAAACTCAGCTTTATAGAATCCACGTACCATTCCAGTAAGGAGCGGATTGTTGATTTCTT